CATCGAGCAGCGGGAGACGCAGGGCAGGACCGAGGCGGCGATCGCCGCGGGCAATGCCGCCTATCCCGACTTCACCGAGCGCTGCAACGAGCTGGCGGCCATGGGCGCGGCGGACAACCCCGCCTTCATGTCGACGATCTGGAAGATCCCCGAGGGCCACAAGGTCATCGCCGAGCTTGCAGGCAACCCCGCCGACGCCGCCCGCATCCTCAAGCTGCCGCCGGTCGACCTCGCCCTGGAACTGGCCGGCATGGCTGCCCGCATATCCGCGGCACCCGCGCCGGCGCCGGCTCCGGCCAAAGCCACATCCCGGGCACCGCCGCCGATCACGCCGCTGGCGACCGCCGCACGCACGGAGGTCAACCCGGAGACGATGTCGGAGGCGGCGTTCCAGGCCTGGTGGAACAAGCAGACGCGTGCCCGCTCGCGACCCGGCTAGAGGCGCCCGGCCTCCCTCCTTCAACCCCTTAAGCAACTCCCTTGGGCAAGGGCTGCTGACAGCACCGCGAGGTGCCGTGTCCTTCTCAATGGAGCCTGACTGTGGCCAATACTCTTCTCAATTCCAGCATCATCACCAACGCAGCACTCGCGATCCTGCACCAGAAGTGCAACTTCATCGGCTCGATCAACCGCGCCTATGACGACCAGTTCACCGCCGGCGGCGCGCAGATCGGCACTCAGCTTCGCATCCGGCTGCCGAACCAGTACACCATCCGCAGCGGTCCCACGCTCTCGGTGCAGCCGACGGTCAACAACTACGCGACGTTGAACGTCACCAGCCAGAAGGGCGTCGACATCTCGTTCAGCAGCGTCGAGCTGACCTTGAACATCATCGATTTCAGCAAGCTGATCCTGGAACCCGCGATGGCGGTGCTGGCCGCCAACATCGAGGCGGACGCGCTGAACATGGTCACCAGCGTCTACAACCAGGTGAACGGCCAGGGTGCTGCGCAGAGCCTGCAGAACGTGCTGGGCGCCCGCAAGATCCTGCTCGATAACCTGGCCCCGTCCGGCGAGAAGCTGATCCGGCTGAACACCCAGGACAACGTCGACCTGGTCAACAGCTTGAAGGGCCTGTTCCAGTCCTCGACCGAGATCTCCGAGCAGTATCGCGACGGCGTCATGGGCCACACCGGCGGCTTCGAGTTCGCCGAGAACACCTTCCTCAACCAGTATACCCGCGGCGCGGAATCGGCGACCTACGTCGTCAACGGCGCCAACCAGACCGGCTCGAGCCTGATCGTGGGCACCGGGACGGGTGCAGGCAACGCGGGCGACATCTTCACCATCGCCAACGTCTACCGCGTGCATCCCGAGACCAAGGCGAGCACGGCGACGTTGCAGCAGTTCGTGCTCACCGCGGCCTATGCGGGCGGTGCGGGCACGATGGCGATCTCGCCCGCGATCAGCATCAGCGGCGGCACCCAGAACGTCTCAGCGGCTCCCGCGACGGGCGCGCTGCTGAGCTTTGCCGGCACCGCCTCGACCGCCTCGGGGATCAGCCTGGCCTACGCCAAGGATGCCTTCACATTCGCAACGGCTGATCTGGTGATGCCGGGCGGCGTCGACATGGCGGCGCGCAAGGTCATGGATGGCATCAGCATGCGCCTGGTGCGGCAGTACGACGTGAACAACGATTTGTTCCCGTGCCGATTGGATGTACTCTATGGCTATCAGGCTATTCGCCCCCAGCTTGCAGTAAGATTAGCTGCAAACTAGGCTATAACGAAGTAATAAAGCCGCTATTTTCGTAAGGTATCTTGTAAATACCATGGACAGGCTCAGCAAGCGCCGCAGTTGGGCGCATATCGAGTAAAGGAATCCCATCATGGCTCTGACCACATTCGCTCTGGCCTTCCCCGCCGTCTCGACCGTGACGGAGGGCATTGTCGCCACCCCGTCCGGCACGCAAGCCACCGGTGTGCAGCTGACCACGCGCTACAATTCGCTGACCACGGTGGCGACCTCCGGCGACAGCGTGATCCTGCCGCCGTGGCAGACCGACATTCCGATCTACGTGTCCAATGACGGCGCCGCGGCCGCCGGTGTCTATCCGACCGTTGGCCAGCAGATCGGCTCGGCGGCGATCAACGCCGTGTTCCTGCTGACCGCGGGCAAGACGGCGATGTTCGTGGGCGCCGGCACGACCGGCAAATGGCGGTACGTCATGAGCGCCTGACATGGCGCTTTCCACCGCCGGAGACCTGATCGCGTTCGCGCTTCGCGCAGCCGGCGTGAACGGCATCGGCCAGTCCCCGTCGGCGACCGACAGCAACGACGGGCTGACGATCCTCAACATGCTGCTGGCTGAGTGGCAGTTGAACCGCTGGCTGGTCTACGACCTGGTGGAAGCCGTGGCGATGTCCACCGGGGCGCTGTCCTACACCGTTGGGGCGGCAGGCACCTTCGTGCTGGCGTTCTCGGGGCAGCGTCCCGACCGCATCGACAGCGTCTATGCGCGGCTGATCGGAACGCCGAACGTGGACACCTATCTCTATCCGTTCGCGTCGCGGGAGGGGTTCAACCGGGCCGCGGTCGAGCCCGGCGCCCCGGAGGCCTATTTCTATGACGCGACCGCGGGTGCGACCGGCACGCTCTACATCTACCCGATCCCGCCGAGCACATATGAGCTGCACGTCCAGGCCAAGGCATCGCTCGGCCAGTTCGCAGCGCTCACCTCGCCGCTGACCCTGCCGCTGCAATACACCACGGCGCTGATGTGGAACCTGGCGAAGGACATGCGGCCGGTGTTCGGCCTGCCGGATGACCCGTCCGTCTCGGCGCGGGCGCAGCAGGCGCTGCTGGCGATCGGCAGCTCCGGCGCGCAACTGGCGCAGGCGCAGCAGGTCTCGCCGAGCCGCCGCAGCGGCGTGTTCTCGCATGTCGTGCCGGCACAGCAGCAGAGCGGCGGCTGATGGATAGCAGCCTGCAGTTCGCACCGCCGCCCGGCGCCGGGGCCGTACTGGATAACGGCAACAAGCGCATCTATGGCGGCGTCGGCATTACCGCGGCGGCGGGTGCGTTCATGACGGAATCCATGACGCTGACCGCCCCGGTGTATCAGTTCTCATTTGAGCTGGAGCCATCGGCCGGCGATACGGTCGGGTTCGGCTGGCAAGACTTTACCTGGGCCAACCTGCCGCATAACACGACGCCGGGCAGCGGAAGCGGGCATTTCCTGGCGCTGACCGGGGCAGGCAATCTCTATCTCGGATCGTCAACTACGCCTGTTGCCACCGGCCTCGGCACGCTCGGCGCCGGCCAGATCGTCTATTTCGTGGTGGATGTTCGGAACGCGCTTGCCTGGGTGCAGATCCAGAACGGCCCGGTCAATGGCAATCCGCTCGCCGTGCCGGCCGCGGAAGCCAATCCCGACGGCAGTTTCGGCACCCCGGTTGGCGGTCTCGACATCAGTTCGCTCATCTCACAACCGCTGTTTCCGTTCGGGTGCGTGTATGCCGTTAATGATACCATCGACTTCGAGCAGGCCGGCCAATGGCTGGCGCCGGTGACCGTAACCTACGCCACCGCCCCGTTCACCCCGGGCGACCTGATCCGCCTTGCAATGCTCCAGGCCGGCAGCTCCTGCGGCGGCTGCGGACCGGGGCTCACCATCGGCAGCACGATCTACGCCGAGGAGATGTATGTCGCGCTGAACCTGCTCAACGGGCTCGTGGCGCAGTGGCAGCGGCGGCGCTGGCTGGTGTGGGATCTTGCCGAGACCGTGCTGGTCTCGACCGGCGCTCAGTCCTATTCCATAGGCGCCGGCCAGGCCTTCAACGTCGCCCGGCCGGATCGCATCGACAGCGCCTTCGTGCGCTGGCTCACCACCAGCCTCCCGCTGGATGCGCCGCTCGGCATTGTCGCGGCGCGTGAGAACTATAATCAGATCACCCTCAAGACCATGGGGACTGTGCCGCGGGCGCTGTTCTACGATTCCGCGTGGCCCGTCGGGCAATTGTATTTCTGGCCGGTGCCGCCGGCCGCGTCATACGAGTTGCACGTCTTCACCAAGACGACCGTGCCGGTATTCGGCGACCTGACGACGGCGATCGCGTTGCCGCCGGAGTATCAGCAGGCGCTGATGTTCGGGCTGGCGGTGCTGCTGCGTCCGGTGATGGGGCTGGCGGCGGATCCGTCGCTGAACGCTCAGGCGGCGGCGGCGATCGCCACGATCCGCATCGCCAACACGCAGATCCCGACGCTCGGCATGCCGCCCGGCCTGCCCGGCAGGAGCGCCGGCGGCAGCGTGTCGGCGGATGTGGACATCAATTTCCAGACCGGGAGCTGGTAGGGTGCCTCGCGTGTCGTTGCTCGGCGGCGCTTACTCGGCGCGATCAGTCATTGCCGCGGCACAGCGCCAGCTCAACTTGTATAGTGAAGAAATGCCGCAAGCGGTCACGCAAGGCGGCTTCAAGAGCGGCGCAACCGAGAGCGACCCGGCGCCTGCTGCACTTTACCCCGCGGCCGGGCTGCGGACTCTGCTGACATTGCCGACGATGCCGGTGCGCGGCATCCATACCTGCACTTCGGGACAGGTCTATGCCGTCGGCGGCAGCACCATCTATGCGATCTCCCCGGCTTGGGTGGCGACCCCGCTCGGCACCATCACCGACAGCCTGACGACGCCTGTCAGCATGGCCGATAACGGGCTGCAGCTGGTCGTCGTCGACGGCACGACGGGCGGCTGGACCATCACCCTCGCGGGCAATGCCTATGCGGCGATCAGCGACCCGACGGGCACCTTTGTCGGCGCCGACAAAGTGGACTATCTGGACACCTTCTTCCTGTTCAACAGCCCCGGCA